TGCTTCCTCCACTACCTTGTAGTAATGCCATCAATGCGGTTGTACTCATACCTGTTGCCTGTGCTAATGCCTGTCTTTGGAATGCATTCATTGCATTTATATCCATACCACCCAATGATGATTTTAATGCATTTGCAGCACCGACACTATCATTGGCCATTAATCTAGCTCTTACTTCTGAAAGGTTTACATTACGACCTAACATTGCCGATAAACTCATTTCAGATTTTATACTATCTTTATAATTTAACACCATTGAGTCAGTTGCTCCTAACATTTCTTTATATGAAACTGACATTTTACTAAGTATTCCGGCTTCTCTTACTAAATTGTTGTAATTCATATCAGCAAACTTTGCAATTTCTTCTGCAGCGTTTGATATTTCACCAAAAAGTGTAGCAGCTATTAACCCATTTTTTTCCGCAAATACACCGAGACCACCTACTAAATTAGATGCCATTTCACCGGATATTTTTGCACCAATTTTGAATAACTTTGTCATATTCAAAACATCATCAGTAGACCCTCCAAAATATTTAGAAAGGGCAGCTGCTTGTTCTGTTATTTTAGTCATTGATTTAGCACCATATCCGAACGCAGTTTGAAATTTTCCCATTGCCGTTGCAATCTCTTGAGAAGAACTACCCACCGCTTTAAGTGCTCTTTCTGATATTTTTTGATATTTCGTTATAAATCTAAGTCCCATTTGTTGTAATGCACTTCTTTTTTCATTCTCCGCATCCAAAGTTTGCATTGCTTGTTGTTGACCGAATACTAATGCATCTTTTTTCAATCCAATTTCATACTCAATTTGGTCTTTTATTAAACTTTGATTATATTGAAGCATTTCCATTGCACCTTGCTTTTCATAATTAAAAACATCTTGTTGTAATTGTTGTTTTAATTCTAAGGGTTTCTTATATAAAAATTCTGCGTCAATTTTTCTAAATGCTTCGGTACCTTCTAAAGATTTGGACATTTCGGCTATACCACCTGCTCCTAACATTTTATTACCAGACATCATTTTCATTGTAGATAATGCCTTTGCTGCTCCACCACTATTCCAAAAATCATAGGCCATTTTTGCGAGGCCTCCAAGTACAGCTGCAGGGCCTGCTATTCTTAACAAATTACCACCCAGAGCTGAAAGTCCTTTTGCACCTTTTTTTAATGCACCACCACCAAATAATTTTTCACCCAATTTATTATGGAAAGATTGTACCTGTTTTTTTCCTATAAAAGTTTCTGCTAAATCATTAACTTTACCTAATCCTAATTTATTAAGTAGTTTTTTACTTCTAGATGCAGCTGATGATTCTTTTTCTTCTTTATTTCCGCCACCACCAGGTTTTCTACCATTATCTTCTAATACCTGAATCAACCTATTTATTGAGGACGCTAAATCATTTGATTCTCCTGGAACATAATTTGATATTCGTGAGTTTTTTACATTATTATTTTTTGGTCGTCTTTTGGCCATAGTGTTTATATTACTTTACATTATATAAATATCATTTTATCTGTTTTATCTCCTTATTGTTTTACTTGTTGGAGTGGATTTGTTAGCAGGTTTATTTACATTTTCTGCAATACCTCTCTCTGTTTCTTTTGATTCTATTAATTCATTCCAATAAAATTCTCTTAAACGCACGGGCATATAATACACATCATGCCAAGTAAATCCACCATTGGAGTTGTATATTAAACTAAATATCTTTTTGTGTAAGAATTGTGAATAATTAGTCGGCAGGGTAAAAAAAGTCTACCCCAATTGGTACTTTTAACGCCTCCTTTTCGCCGGTAAAAGGTGATACATATTCAAATGTAAAATCTACATCCGGAGTTATTTCATTTATATATTTTCTAAGTGCTTTAGAATCTGCTGCTTGTAATTGATTCATAACAAAATTACTGATATATCCCAAATCTCTATTACCATCCACCTCTATAATAATTCTTCTATATCTAGATGTAATTTCATTTGGTTGTTTTGATATTTTTTCACTTGCTTCTGTATCTTTTTGAATTGCCATTTCGTCAGCATGTGTTAACAATTTAAATTTAATTGCAACTTTTGTTTTTGGAAGTAAAAAATCATATTCATTATTTCTATTTAATATTGTTTCATCTACTTCTTTAATACTCAATTTAGAAATGTCAACTTTAACATTTACTGGTTCATTTTCAATAGGGTCGTTAATTACTACATCGTATTCAGGACCATATGCCAATACTCTACTTGCAACTAATATTGCGTTTTTATCACCAATTACTAAATCATCCATTTTAATATTATTATCTACAATTATAGATTCTAATAACTTATCCAAAACAATTCCTTTACGAATTAAATTTGTTGAAGTTAAAATATCTTCTTCTTTTGCAGTCAATAATTTAATAGTAATTTCACCAGATGCTAACGGATGTGTTTCAGGATATACTAATCCTTTACTTGCTAAACTAATAACCTCCGTTGGAAATGGGTATGATTTTTTTTGTGTTTGTTGTGTAGGTGTTGATAACCCTCTTGTAACTTGTTGTTCTATGTTTTGTTCCATAATAAAATATAACTTTGTGTTTAATAATATATATACACTTTTCAAAAAAATAAAAGGGATACTTTGTGGGTATCCCTTTCGTTTATTATTTTTAGTCTAAATTAGAATTCTAAGATAGCGTAATCGTAAGTTAAAGTTAATTCAATTGCAACTGGGTCGTTTGAGCTCCAATCTAAATCACCAAAATTAGCTTGAGTGATAAATGCACCTTTTAAAGTCCATTGTTCTACCTTATCACCTACTGGGCCTAAGATATAGAATGTAATGTCTTTTTTGTAGAATGCAGCGTATCCGTCTCTACCTGTTAACGACTCATGTGATTGTCTAATCCACTCCATAACTTGTTGTGCACCTGATGGTACAATTGGGTCATAAAGTGTAATGTTTACATCATCCCATGTAGATTTTCCTTTAATCTTTCTTTTTACGTTAATGTGGTCTAATTCAACAACTTCCGATGTGAATGTAGGTCTACTTGCAGTTTTAATGATATACGATTCTATACCGTTAATTTCCATAATGAACCTATTACTTAACTTCGGTTCAAAGTTCTTATAGAAAATTTTATCAAACTCTAATATTTCTGGCATTTTACTTTATTTTTTTATTCTTTTATATAAATATCTATTTCTTAAATTATCCGTTAAATGCTGCACCAGTTGGTAAGATGTTGAAATCAATTTGAATGAATTCAGCGGTCTTAGTTGGTTGTAAGTAGATAGCACCTTTAAGGATGTTTCTATCAATTACATCTGGAGTATTATTTGAATCATCCATTACAACACGGAATGCGTACAAACCTTGTCTTTGTTGGATTGATTCTAAATAAGGGTTAGCAATATTTAAGAATCTATTTCTTGTCTCTGCAGTGTTTTGTTCAAATACTAAGTATCTTGAAGTAGATGCGATGTATTTTCTTACAGTTAATAATAATCTTCTAACATTAATTCTGTCTAATGCAGATGGTTTATCTTGTAAAGTTTTTTGACCGAATACTACGATACCTTGTCCTGGGAATTGTACGATTGGGTTTACTTTACCTTCATATAATTCATCTTTTTCAGATTGAGTCAATCTATTCAATACACTAACTGCTCCTATTAATCCACCTCTATTCAAACCTGCTGGTGCAAACCACTCAGCTGCTACTCTATCGTTTGATGCGAATACACCCGGAAGTAATACTGATGGTGGAACTGAAATTAATTTGTTTGTATTAACATCAATTGTCTTAACCCATGGGTAGTAAGTTGCGGTCATATTTGAATCTACTGCGTCGGATTGTGCAGTCGCTTGTGGAATTGAATCACCTGCTGCTGTTGTATCCATAATATAGAAACAATCATCTCTTTGTTCAACCATATCTAAAACCGAAGTTGCTACTGAAGGATGCAATCTTCTAATAACACCCGGAGTTACTACCATATTGATATCAAATTCGTCAGCGTTTGATAATGCTGCGATGTGTTTACCATATGCTACTGAACCTGAAGTTAATGAAGTTGTTAAATCAAATCCTTGTGAGTTACCTGCAATGATATTTGCTCCAGTATAAATTGGAGTTGCTGGTGACATACCATCAAATCCTTCTTGGAATCCAACTATAAATTGTGCTCTAGTATCACCAACTGCTAAGTTTGTAGTTGCCGCAGTTAATGAAGTAAGTGAATCTAATCCAAATACAGAATTAGAACCCACACTTGCTCCTGTTGGAATTGGTTTCAAATATATTGAGTTATCAGTATTGAAATCCAAATTAATACCACAAAGTGCAAGACTTCCTGATTGGTCAACTGAACCTGTTGAGAATGTTACTGCAGGAATCAATGCTCCAACACCTGCTGATGCGGATATTGGTAATTTATATGCTGCGTGTCCGAATGGAACTGCCTGAACCGGTGCGTTATAATTAAATGTTAAAGAATTAATTCTAATATATTTTGAATTATTAACCCAATCACCTGTTTCAGTTATTTTACCTTCGGAATTGATTGATAATTTTCTATCACCAATTACTCTACTAATATAGTTTGGAGAATTGGGGTCAAGATTTACATTAGAGTATGTTTCTAATACATTCTTTTTCTTATCCGTATCACCAAATGCTCTTACTACGACCGTAAATGTACCATAATCAGTTCCGTTTACAGAACCAGCTGCTTTAATATTTGTAATACCAATTTTAACTTTTGTATTTGCTGAATTACCTGCTCCTAATGTTTCAAATTGGAAAAGGTCATATCTTTGACCACTAATAGTTTGTGATTTAATCATTGGAGTTAATGCTTCTTGTGCATCATCTGTAAAATCCTGTGAGTTTAATACAGTTACTGAAGATGAACAACTTGCATCAAATGTTATAGATGAATTTTTAAAAAACCCATAAACATATGCGGTTTTTGAACCTAATGCCGATGTCCCAAATACTGCTTCAATATCGTTTGTATCAGACGGGTCTAAAGATGCCGATAATGATAAACTACCACTATTTGTTAATAATTTAAAATCACCTGCTCCGGTTTGAGAACCACTAACTTGTGCTCCGAATAAACCTGCATTTGAGTTTGTAGATGTATTGAACAAAATACCCAATGATGCGGATACCGAACCAGAAGTTGCTGTTAATAATAAAGGAGCGGTTTCGGTATATCCACCAACACCTGCTACTCTACAAATTGTTGCAGTTCCTGCTTCTCTTAAATAATTTTGTACCGCTAAAGGAGTATAATATGTATCATCTACTACTCCGTATAATGTTTCAAATTCAG